AACCCTACCAAGCTGCAAGAAAAACAACAATGGAGAAGACTGCAGAAGCTTATAAAAAAAGTATAGCGGACAGAAATAAACCAAGAGCTATCAAAGAAGCTGAGAAAGATACAAAGTTTATGAGAGGTCTACAAAAATTAGATTCCTCTCGAGTCAAAGGAGAAAAGCTGATGGACATGTCACAATTTCTAATAAAAGAAGCAAGATCATCTGGAAGAAGAGATATGACAAAAGTAGGAAGAGGTTTAAGACGTGCCTCATATGCATATTTAAAAAATGTTAATAGTAAAGCAAAAGCAATGATCCAAAGAAAATATTCTAAAAGAGGGTTAAATTAATGGCAACTTCTGGAACTACATCTTTTAATTTAAATATCGATGACGTAATTACTGAAGGTTATGAACGATGTGGCCTTGTAGGTAGTTCTGGTTATGATATGCGTTCAGCTAGAAGAAGTTTAGATTTACTTTTTGCTGAGTGGGGTAACAGAGGTATTCATTTATGGAAAACAGAATTGAATGAAATAGCTTTAGTTTCTGGTCAGGTAAACTATACAGTAGATTCTGATGTTAATGATGTTTTAGAGGCTTATGTATCATCAACTGCTGCCGCAGGTAATAATATTAATACACAAGATGTTTCATTAACCAAAATTGATAGATCAGCTTATGCTGCTTTACCTAATAAATTAGCTACAGGACAACCATCACAATATTATGTAGATAGACAAACTACTCCTGTAATTTATTTATATCAAGCACCGGATTTAAATACTTATACAACTTTAAAATTTTACGTAATTAAAAGAATTGAAGATGCTGGAGCTTACACAAATGATGCTGATGTTGCATACAGATTTTTACCATGTATGTGTGCAGGACTTGCTTATTATTTGGCAATGAAAAAAGCTCCCGCTTTAGTACAGCAAAATAAATTAATTTATGAGGATGAATTGAAAAGAGCACTAGATGAAGATGGTCAAAGAACATCTACATACATAACTCCACAATCTTTTTATCCTAATGGAGTATAATAATGGCTAAATGGGCAACAGGTAAAAGATCACTAGCAATATCTGATAGATCAGGTATGGCATTTCCATACACTGAAATGGTAAAAGAATGGAATGGATCTTTAGTGCACTATTCTGAGTTTGAACCAAAACATCCTCAAATAAGAAGAAAAAGAATTGTTGCAGATGCTATAGCTTTACAAAATAGTAGATCTCAAAAATTTCAACAACCTACGGATATAAGCGGTGTCTATGCAGATTCAGGAGGATCAATGGTTGGTGTTGCTGATCTAACATTACCGGGAGACTTTGCTTATATAACACAAGGTCAAAGTGCAATGGTTCCTGCAGATCCGTCTTTGCAAAATAGAAAAAGAGAATTATTAACGGCCTTAGGTCAAATAACAGTGAGTATAACGTAATGGCTATAACTTATGCAAATTTTTTAACAAAAGTAAGAGACTACACAGAAGTAAGTAGTTCTGTTTTAACTGATGCTATTATACAAGGTTTTATTAGATCTGTAGAATTGGATGTTGCTGGTAAAGTTGATTATGATGATCTTAGAAAATATTCAACATCTACATTTACCTCAGGTAATAGATATGTAAGTTTACCTGCAGATCTAACAATAATGAGGTCAGTACAAATGATTAATGGCTCAACAAGAACTTTTTTAGAAAAAAGAGATACAAGTTTTATTTCTGAATATAATAATAACGCGGCGACAGGTGAACCTAAATATTGGGCTAATTGGGATGATTTTAATATACTTGTAGCACCTATACCTAATTCTGCATATACTGTGCAAATAAATTACATTACAGATCCACCACAATTTACAGTTAGTAATAATACGTTCTTATCTACCTATCAAGAATCAATGTTATTACATGGGGTGTTAACAGAGGCCTTTAGTTATTTAAAAGGTCCGGTGGATATGTACAACTTGTATAAAAGCAAGTATGATGAGGAAGTACAAAATTTTGCTCTTCAACAAATGGGGAGAAGAAGACGTGCAGAATACGATGATGGGGTACCTAGAATACAGATACCTTCACCATCGCCAAATACATTATTAAAATAAGGAGATTTAAAAATGGCAATAACAACAAATGCAATTTGCAATTCATTTAAAAAGCAATTGATGGGTGGTGAGCATGATTTTGATAGCGGTGGAGATACATTTAAATTAGCAATGTATACATCGTTAGCAGTATTAGGTGCATCAACAGAAAACTATTCAACAAACCCAGGAGGTGGAGCTAATACAGAAGTATCTTCATCTGGTTACACAGCAGGTGGTAAAGCTTTGGTAAATTCTGGAGTAAAAGTATCTTCAGGTGTAGCAATAACAAGTTTTTCAAACCTATCTTTTACTGGCGTTACTCTAACTGCTAGAGGAGCTTTGATTTATAATACAACAACTGATGGTGGTACAGGTACTACTGAAGCCGTTGCTGTTTTAGACTTCGGTGGAGACAAAACTGCAACATCGGGAACATTTACAATTCAATTCCCTGCATTCACTACTTCTGCTGCTATTTTAAGAATTAGCTAAGGAGTGTCACGTGTCATCATCACCTTGGGGATCCAATAACTGGGGCGAACAAGCCTGGGGTGATAATGGCATTGATATAATTTTTGGAGATGCCTGGGGTCAACAAGCCTGGGGTGAATTTGCTTGGGGTAGTGGAAACTTAACTGATGCACTTTCAACAGGTATTGGTTCTGTATCTATTTCAATTGGTGTTAATCAAAACGTTACAGGACAAGAACTACAATTATTAATCGGTGAAGAGACAGTTACTGCAGATGCAAATCTAGATGTTACTGGAATACAATTAACAACAAGTATTGAAGGTATAACAACAACTGCTGAAGCAAGTGTTACTTTAACAGGATTACAATTAACAGGAACTGTAGTTACTCCAGATATTGCAGCCGGTGGTAATATCACTGTTAATGCAAGTGAAGATCAATTAGATGCTTTTGTTGGACAAGTAACTGAAACTATTGAAGTAGGTCCAGTAACCGTGGGCATTGAAGCAACATTAAGTATTAATGGAGTAACAACTCAAGCTAATACAGATGTAGTAATAACTGGTATCAGTTTAACTTTAGCACTTGGTGATGAAACAGTAGACTTAAATACTCCAGTAGATGTTACCGGTATAGCTATGACAATGGCTATGGGTGAAGAGGATATTGATGCAGATGCGGATGTATCTGTTACTGGCCAATCATTAACCATGGCTATTGGAGAAGCGGATGCAGTATCTATAGCAGAGGTTACAGGACAACAATTAACAACAAATATCGGCTCTGTCATAATTACAGCAAATGCAGATGTAAATATTACCGGTATTTCAATGTCTACAAGCATTGGTTCTGTGGCTATTACAGCTTGGCAAGAGGTGGATCCAGGCGTTAATAATACATGGACTGAGATAAATACAGGAGCATCAAATACTTGGACTGAGGTTGATTTAGCAGCTTAATAATAGTAAAATAAACTTTTAATAGGAGAATTAAAATATGCCATCAAGTTATACTACGACACTTGGAATAGAATTAATGGTAACAGGCGAAAAGTCTGGTACATGGGGTGATATTACAAATACTAATTTAAACATCATTGAACAATCACAAGGTTATTTATCTAAATCAATTGCAGGAGGTGCACAAACTACTCCATTAACAATTACTGATGGATCAACATCTACATCAGACGCAAGAAATTTTGTTATCGAATTAACAGGAACTATAACAGGAAATCAAATTGTAACTGTTCCAGATGGAATTGAAAAACAATATGTTGTATTCAATAATACAACAGGTGCTTTTACTGTACAATTTAAAACTGCTTCAGGCACTGGGCCTACTTTTATTGCAACAGATAAAGGATATAAATTTGTTTATTCAGATGGAACTGATGTTGTTGATATTGCTTTAGCATCGCCTCCAGGTGGATCTGACAAACAAATTCAATTTAATGATAATGGTTCTTTTGGTGGAATCACCATGGGAACTGCAGGACAAGTTTTAACTACAGATGGAACAACTGCATCGTTCGGTGATATTTCAGGTGGTGCATCTTGGCAAGCGGTTATTACTGCAGACCCAGCAAACGCGGTTGCAGGTAATGGATATTTTTGTAATACAACAGGTGGAGCATTTACAGTGACACTTCCAACTGTTGCAACAATTGGAGATTTTATTTCAATCATTGATTACGCAGGAACTTTCGATACAAATAATTTAACAATCGGAAGAAATGGTCACAACATTCAAGGAACAGCTGCAGACTTAACTGTTGGAGTAGAAAGAGCAGGATTCACATTAGTTTATGTTGACTCAACGCAGGGATGGCTGCTACAGAATAATTAGGGAGGTTGAATGACAACCTTTAAAGAAATCAGAGGACAGCTAATCAGATCGGTCAGCAGTGACCCAGCAAATCCACAACTAGGTGAAATTTGGTATAATAATACTATTGGTGCATTAAAAGTATATAAAACAATTAGTGCCGTTTGGGTAAGTGGTGGAAATTTAGGTACAGGAAGAACTCAACACGCAGGTGCTGGAACTCAAACTGCAGCCATAACATATATGGGTGTACAACCAGCAACCCCAACAGCATTTGGTACATTAACTGAAGAATATAATGGTTCTTCTTGGACAGCGGGTGGAAATTCATCTACAGGTAGACACGCTACAGCTAGTGCAGGAACACAAACAGCTGCTTTAGGAGCTGGTGGATATATTGGACCTCCTGTTTTTTATGGTAATCAAACTGAAGAATATAATGGATCAAGTTGGACAGCAGGTGGAAATTTAGGAACAGGAAGATATAGAGGAATGGGTTTTGGAATTCAAACTGCAGCAGTTGCCGCTGGAGGAAGCACTAGTGGTGGAATAACAGATTCCGTAGAAGAATATAATGGTTCTACTTGGACAGCTGGAACAGTTCTTCCCTCTCCAAACTTTCAAGGAGGAAGTGACGGTACTTTAACTTCAGGAATAGTTTTTGCAGGAAGCCCTGCTCCAAAAGTTGCAAGTTTTACTTATGATGGTTCAAGTTGGACAGCTGTTGGTAATTTAAATACTTATAGACTTGCTATGGGTTCAGGATCTGCAGGATCTGCAACTTCATCAATAGCGATTGGTGGTAGTATACCATCACCGTTTGCTAGAGTAGGAACAACAGAACTATATGATGGATCAACTTGGACTACATCTCCAGCAACTAAAGCAACTTTATCGAATGAACTTGCGGGTGCGGGAACTAACACAGCAGCTCTTGCTTTTAGTGGAAATATTGGTGCTGGTGTAGCTCCTACTGCTACTGAAGAATTTACAGGAGCATTTAACGCAATACAAACTTTAACAACAAGCTAAAATTATGACAAACTATAAAAATATATTTGGAAAACCAGTAAAGTTCTTGGCAACAGATCCAGACAACACGGAATCTGAAGGCCAGATCTGGTATAACAGTACTTCTGGTACTTTTAAATCGGTTGTTGCTACAGGTGCTTGGGCTAATGGTGGAACTATGGGAACAGCTAGATATGCATTAGCAGGCACTGGAAGTCAGACTGCAGGTTTAGTTTTTGGTGGAACTCCACCCGCTAGAACCTTAACCGAAAGTTATGATGGAACTACTTGGACTGAAGTAAATGATTTAGGAACAGCTAGATATAATAATGCAGGTGCTGGTACTCAAACAGCAGCATTAGCTTTTGGTGGTGGTCCAGGAACTTTAACAGAAACAGAAGAATTTAATGGAACATCTTGGTCCGAACAAAATGATTTATCTACTGGAAGACGTACTCTTGGAGGAACAGGTACACAAACAGCAGGTTTAGCGTTTGGTGGTTTTACTACAGTTGAAACTGGTGCTACAGAAGAATATGATGGAACTAACTGGTCTACTGGAGGCTCTTTAAATACAGCTCGAAGAACAAATTCTGGATCTGGAACTCAAACTGCTGCTTTAGCAATTGCAGGTACTACACCTGCAACGACAGGAGCAACAGAAGAATATGATGGTAGTGTTTGGACTGTAGGTGGAAGTTTAATTACAGCAAGACGAGTTGGAGCAGCATCTAATGGTTTAGGAACACAAAATGGAGCTTTATATTTTGGAGGAAATCCTGGATATTTAACATCAACGGAAGGATATGATGGAGTTTCTTGGTCAACAAGACCTTCTTTATCAACAGGAAGAGCTTATATAGCTGGTTTTGGATCTGGAAATGCTGCAGTAGCTGCAGCTAATTTTCCTACCTCTGGAATAACAGAAGAATTTAGTTTATCAATCTACTCCCCAATAGCCGCAACATGGACTAGTGGTGGTAATTTACCCGCTCCTGTTTCAGCTAATCAAGGAGCAGGAACTCAAACAGCAGCTTTATCTATATCAGGTCAGCCTACTGCACCAGGAACTGCTGCAACAACAGCAACAAATGAATATGATGGATCTGCTTGGACAGCAGGTGG